TGGATCTATTGATGAGAGAACTACAAACGCTTGTTTGTATTTGACCTTTCGAGACATCGAAGCCTCGTTTGGTCGGTCCTCTTTAAACTAATTTACTCTCTGCTGGACGTAAGTCCAGCTACTGAGCTCTTGTGGGACTATTTAGATCATAATAGCCTCTACAAGAACAGTGTTCAGGAGAGTGAATATGTCCAGTTTTGTGAAGTAAAACCTGAACTACTCTTCACCATTAAACGATTTCAGCCTCTCAAACAGTCAAAGTTTGAAGATCCTTTTTTTCGCTCTTATCTTTTTTCAAATCCAGATGAGGGTAAGATTGTTCCAGAATACCTTTGGTATCATAGTGCTATGAATAAAGAAGCTTTTAAAAAAGCTGTTGCTAAATATTGTTGTGACTTAAAAGAACCCATGTATGATGATAAGTGGAAAACCGCTGAATTGTGGCTCCACAAATGCTTTTCTCCGACATGTGGAAATTCTAGTATTGTTGGTATTGCACAAGTCCTTAGGGATTGTAGTTTTGATACATCACCTGGCCCTCTTGCTAGGTTTTTTGAAAAAACTAAAGCCGACTATTGGAGTTCTCCAGATGGGAGAAACGTATATAATAATTACTGGGAGTCATGTAAAACTCCAGGTGCCAATATTACTCTTTGGGGTGCACATCTAAAGGATGAATTAAAGCCTTTAGAGAAGATTGCTGCTAATAAAACGCGATTGTTTCAGTGTGCCCCAACAGAACATTTCATAGCCTCTCAACAAATGTGCCTAGATCTTAATCAGAAGCTAATTAAAGCAGGACGATTCCATAAAACGCCAGTAGCGGTAGGAATGAATATGTACTATGGATCATATGATATAATGGGTCGCCAATTGTCAAGCAGAGCTCATCAGTTCTTTGCAGATATTGGAGGCTTTGACTCACGGTTTAGAAATTTACTGTTTGTTATTATTATACGGTTCAGATTTGAAATGTACACGCCTGCTGAACGGACCTTTGAAAATCTATGCCGTTTATGCAATATATATAGGGATGTTATGTATACCCCTTTGGTCATGCCAGATGGAGCTGTTTATATTATACCCCATCAGCCTTCAGGACAAGGAAACACAGCCATCGACAACTCGTTGGGGCTTTTTCTTTTGATTGCCTGGGTATGGTTGGATGCCGGAGGGCCTGCGGATTATTCTTTCTTTGAAGAGAAAGTTGATTTGTGGCTTTTCGGTGACGACAGTGCCGTGGCAGTTGATGATGAAGCTTTTAAGTTTTTAAATCCTGATAGCATGGTCCAAAGTTTTACAAAAATACAAATGGAGTTAGAATTCTCTGATCATTGGGAGTTCTTAGGCCATTATATTGCATTTGAGCCTCGTTTAAATTGCTATGTACCTAGGTATCCTTTTCATAAAGTTGTTGCATCACTTATGTATACCGGTAAAGAAGATATTGACTCTTGCGTATCGAAAGCCATGTCCCTTAGAACATTAAGTTATGGTGACCAAGAAGCTTTTGCCTATGTTGACAAGTACTGTATTTGGTTATTGAAACAGTACCCTTTAGAGAGGTTTCAAAATCAGTATCTTTCTGAGTTTGAAATCCGTGTCCTTTTCACGAACATCTCTGTTCGCGATTAAATTATATATGCAGAGATAAAAGTGCTATGAGCACTTGTCCAACAGAAGACAAAAATCTTAATAGTCTTTGGTCCTTTACCCCTCAAGGTATTGCTTACATAAATTCTCTCGAAGAGAAAAACATAAAACAATTTAAATTTCTTGAATCTCGAAAAGCAGTTGTTAAACAATGCAACGACAACCTCTTACCCCCCAAGAAAAGAAAGCGAGAAATTTCGCAAAAAGACAAAGAAAGAAGCTCCGCAAGCAACAAGCGAATGCTAATATACAATCCCAAGGTCCAGGATCTAATAATTCGCGTTCCGCTCAAAGGCGAATGCCCATGCCCCAGCGGCAAAGAGCTCCCAGACCTCGAAGATCTTCCGCTATTGAAGTGTCCGGGGCACGCTTATCTAGCATGTCTAGTGGGTTTGCACCCAGAACCCTCCTTAAAGGCGTCCCCTCTTCCTCAACAAACGAAGTAACAAATTATGTTTGTGCGCTTGTCGATCCTTCTACTTGTGTCTCTCATGTTCCTACCTCTTTTTCAAAGAGGAGTGCAATTGTTCAATCAATACTTGAATTTGAAGTAACGGCAAATCAAGTTATAGGATCAGCGAACAATGGTAACTTTTCTTTTATGGTTACCCCTATATTAGGTTCTACTGATAATCCTACTCATTACAAGGTTCTTCTTGTTGATTCAACTGGAGGATGGCCCACTGATGTTAATGTAGCGTTTTCATCACCTCAAGCATATGTCCGTCTTGTAAATCAGCTTGATATTAGAATTGATCCTAATAAAGCCCGCCTTACAGCACCTGATCCCGGTTTTTGGCAAGGCACAGCTCCTGCTGCTGCTGCGTCTGGCCCTCTTGGTAAGATGCCAACCGATCAGCCTTCTTATGACATTCCTGTTGTAATTTTTGATGCGCCTGCTGGCTTTCCCACGTCTTCTCTTATCTACACTCCTCCTGGTGTTTATTTCGTGCATATTACGCTGGTTGCTGCTCCGGCTTCAATGCCAACAGCAGTGACTATATCCGCGCTTAATGAAACGATTTCCATACAGAATAATTCGTTTCAGGCCGGTGCTGGTGCGCTTGATTCATATCAGACCATTGATCTTGTTGTTAGTGTTCCTCCGAATACTTTTGGTTTTCAAAACCAGGGAGTTTTGCTTACTTTTGGTGTTGGTGATGTTTTTACACCCGGTACCTCAGATGCTCGTGTGACTATAACACCTGCTTATCCCGAGCTCTCTCAATTAGCAATTCCCCAACCTGATCAAATGGATTCTGGCTACGTAGATGAAATGCGTCCCGTTGCCATGAGTGTTCTTGCTACTGCTTTACAACCCACCCTTACAAATGGTGGTGATATATGTATTGCTTATCTCCCTCCAGAATCGAAGACCCAGCGTTATCTCTCTGATAATTCCGGCACAGGCAACCTCCAGTATTTTAACACTCTAGCTACCGTTCCAGGTAACTACAGTGGTAAATTGAAGGATGGTGCCTATGCATGGTGGGGTCCAACTGATCAATCGCATATCGATTTTTATCCTCCGACAAAAATGAATACGATTGATTATCCTACCATTTGTTGCTCTGGTAGTTGGCAGCCTGGCACCGTTGCTGGTGCTAGTGCTAATTCAAAAATTCTCCGAGTTGTTGTTATGACGACATTTGAAATATTGTCGGACCAAATGTTTCTGCCAATGGAAATACACACTGGCACACAGGCAATGATGGATGAAGCTTTTTCAATTTTGAAATCCCAACAGAAGTGCTATCCAAATGGTAAACACCTTGATTGGTTGAAAAATTTTTTTGCCTCTTTGAAGCGAGGAGGTCAAAAAGCCCTCGAGTTCTACGGTAACAATAAGTCCTGGATTAACCCTGCGGTTGGTTCAGTGCTTAGCCTTATTTAATTGCTAGTTTTTTAGCTCAGATCTTTTCCTTTTTTTTAGATACTGAGAGAATAGTGATAAATTAAGGTGTTACTGGTCTATTGATCCCTATTAGAGGAGAGTTTAATTGGTGTGTTAACATGGTAATCCTAACGGTTTACACCTAAGTGACTTTAGAAGGTCAACCATTTTACTCGGATTATAGGCTCTCTGGCTTTGCGTAGTTCTAGTAAGACTATGCATGCGTGATGGGAAATTGCAGATTTCAACAATTTTAGCTTTTCTGTCTAACAATTCTTTATTGATTCTGGAAAGTTATAGTTGCTGAGCTAATCTGCGGTTTCTTGTCCGCATGCAAGGCATAGTAACTACGCCCTGGGTATCTTATTCCTGGGTAATTTGTTTAAATTTAATAAAGCTATTGAATTTATTTTGACGAGCGCACTGAAAGGTTTTTGCCCTTTCAGCTGCGCCTACTTATTTAATATGTAGGGCTA